CCAGCGCTGCTGCTTCTTATGATTCCTTTGATGATAGATACCTTGGTGCTAAGTCAACGCCACCTACTTTAGATAATGATGGTCAAGCACTTCTTACTGGAGCCCTTTACTGGAACACAGTTGATAATCAGATGTATGTTTGGAGTGGTAGCGCTTGGGGTGGTATCTCATCTACTGCATCAATCTTCCGTTTTAGATTTACCGCAGCAGGCGGAGAAACATCTGAGTCAGGCGTAGATGACAATGGCAATACTCTTTCCTACCTAACAGGTAAGGAGCAGGTATACCTAAACGGTGTATTGCTAGTTCGTGCTCAGGACTACACAGCAACTAACGGCACAAGCATTGACTCTTTAAGCCCTGCTCTAGCAGCCAGCGATGTGCTGGAGATTATTACCTTTACAGCATTTGATGTTGCTACTGCAATTCCTAATAGCATCCTTGATGCAAAGGGAGATTTAATTGTAGCCAGTAGCGCAGATACTCCTGGCAAATTAACAGCAGGTACTAACGGCTACTTCTTAAAGGCTAACTCTGGTGCAGCACTTGGACTAGAGTGGGCTGAAGTACCAGCAACAGATACAACATCCATTGAAGTAATGTCTATAATGGGAGCATACTAATGACTAAAGCAAGAACGCTTGCGGATAACTTTGCCGCAGATATAAATGCAGTTACCGCAGGTACTGGTATCACAGGTGGTGGTACATCAGGCACGGTAACAGTTACTAACTCTATGGCTACTGCTATAGATGCCAAAGGTGATTTAGTAGTTGGAACAGGTGCAGATACTTTCTCTAGGCTGGCAGTAGCATCTACTGCAGGCTACCTTCTTTCGGTTGACTCTGCGGAAAGCACAGGGTTGAAGTGGGCTGCGCCTAGTTCGTCTTTTAAGGGATGTAGGATTTATAACGACGGAACAATAAGCATAGCAAATAATACTACTACGGCTTTGACTTTTGACTCAGAATTTTTTGATATTGGTGGATTTCATAGCACCGTATCAAATACGAGCAGAATTACTATTCCTACTGGTTTAGGTGGATATTATTTATTTGATGCAGGAACAGTTTGGCCAGGGAATGCTACTGGTAATAGATATATTTGGATGACGAAAAATGGAAACAGATTTGGCATTTTTTCTAATCCTGTTGCTTCAAGCGCCGCTAGTAATGGCCCAGAAGTAAATGTTCAAATAATTATAAATGCAAGCGCAGGCGATTATTTTGAACTAAATGCAGAACAAAGTTCTGGCGGAGCATTAAATCTAGGTAGTGTTTCTTTTGGGTATTATTTATATTTCGCTTGCGCTTATTTAGGAGCATAAACTTATGATTACATTTACAAAGCCTACGAATTTGAACGGCGCAGAATTGCGCGATGAATTGAATGCTGCTGGAGTTATTATATCTTATGAAAGCGGAGCAGTTGGTGTTGATGGAAATAATGATTTATGGCTAGATATTAACCCAGCAGATAAAGCCAAAGCAGAAGCAGTAGTTGCAGCGCACAACGGCACAATGGTTGCACCTGATACAACAATAGAGGATAAACTTTCTAGCGTTGGTCTTAATCTAGATGACCTTAAGGCTGCCCTAGGTCTTTAACACAATCCCTCAAGATAGTTCACAAACAAACAAACAGAAAGGTACAGTAACTAATGGCTGTAACATCTAAAACGCTGGCTAGAACATCAGCAGCAACAACAAGCACAACCCTATACACACAACCTAATACTACAACTACTACAGTAATCACCAATATGTTGGTGACTAATACTACTAGCAGCACGGCTAACTTTACACTGGCTTTTGCTACTGTAACCTCAGCATCATCAGTAACTGTTGGTGCCTATGACACTACGGTAATTGATATGAAGCAGGTTATCCCACCTACTAACCCAGCAGCAACCATTACTGGCTCTGCTTCTACTACTGGTGTAAACTTTCACATCTCTGGAGTAGAGATTTCTTGATGGCACCTGTATATAAATTATCTGCCAGTAGTATAAAAGGCAGAACTAATTACGGGAGTATGCTGGCTGGCAATACTGCTTTCGTGCTACCATATTTTGAGTCTATTGCTACTGTAAGCGTTGGTAGCGGTGGTGCTGCCAATGTGGAGTTTACTTCTATTCCTGCAACCTTTACGCATTTGCAGGTAAGGGCTATTGCTAGAACTACAAGAACAGGTAGTAGCGGCAACGATTACCTAGGAATTAAGTTCAATTCAGACAGCGGCAGTAATTATGCCTACCATCTTTTGTATGGTAATGGTTCAACTGTTACCGCACAAGCATCAACTTCTTCAACTACCATATATAATGGTAACGCTCCCAGAGATGGAGCAACTGCATCTATATATGGGGTAAATGTTTTTGATATTTTAGATTATGCCAATACTAATAAGTATAAAACTGTCAGAACTTTGGGCGGTGCTGACACTAATGGAGCAGGACAGATTACTTTTTCGTCGGGTCTTTGGATGAGCACTTCTGCAATTACAAGTATTACTTTAAGTCCAGAATCTGATTCTTGGAAACAATACTCAACCTTCGCCCTCTACGGAATACGGAGCGCATAATGCCAGGAACTTACGAACCGATAGCAACGACAACGCTGGGAAGTGATACTGCATCTATTGAATTTACTTCTATTAGCGGTAGTTTTACTGATTTGGTTTTAGTTTTTAGCGGCTTTACAAATGCTACTGCTGCTGGTGTTGTTAATGTTCGCGTTGGTAATGGAACAATAGATACTGGCGCAAATTATTCTGGCACTCGTATTATTGGTTATTCGGGTGGAACTTTGTCTGATAGATATACTGGTGAAAATCAATGGCAATGGTCTGCAAGTTCAACAGACCGAAGTACATTTATTGTAAATTTTATGAATTATTCTAATACTACAACATATAAAACAGTAATAGACCGTCAAAATGCTGCAGCAAATGGAGTTGAAGCAGATGTTTGGTTATGGCGTAGTACTTCTGCAATTAATCGTATAATATTAACGGCAAATAATTCTGGATTATTAAAATCAACAACTTCTGTAACCCTCTACGGAATTAAAAGTGCGTGACCTTATGACAACTAATTTTAGAAAGGCGGCATAATGGCTAACAAATTTGAGGCAATAGCCACTGTAACTGTGGGTAGTGGTGGGGCTGCTAATATAGAATTCACTAGCATACCGCAGACCTACACAGACTTGCTAGTAAAAGCATCTGTCAGAGATGCTCGCACAGGTGATATTTTTTCTAATTTACTTATTAGATTTAATGGTAGTTCATCAAATTTATCTTCTCGTAGATTATTTGGTAACGGAACTGGCGCAAGTGCCGCAACATCAAGTTCTATTGTAACTGTATTAAATGGACCGCTATCTACATCTAATACTTTTAGTAGTGGTGAGTTTTATATTCCAAATTATACTTCTGCAAACAATAAAAGTGTTAGCACAGATATAGTAACTGAAAATAATGCTACTGAAAGTTATCAAGAATTAAATGCTGGCTTATGGTCAGACTCATCTGCAATAACAAGCATTACTTTGCTTTCTAATTATAGTGTAAACCTAGTCCAATACTCAACAGCCACCCTATACGGAATCAAGAAAAACTAAGAAAGGAAAACAATGCCAACCAAACTAATCGTAGACTGCTCAACTGGAGTAACTACTGAGGTAGAACTAACTGCCGAGGAAGTTGCTCAGCGCGAAGCAGATGCAGTTGCCTTTGCAGAAATCAAGGCAGCAGAGGAAGCAGCAGCACAGGCTAAGGCAGATGCTAAGGCATCAGCACAAGCCAAACTTGCAGCACTTGGTCTGACCGCAGACGAAATCTCAGCACTTAACTAGGTAAGAAAGTAGGGGACAATGAGCCTAGTAAGCGACATATTCCCTATCTTTAAAGACATAGATGACCATATTGACACAGCAGAAACGCTAGTATTTAAGGAGCAACATGGCAGGCAGTAGACCACCCGATATATCCGAACGCGTAATCATTGACCTATCGGGTCGCATCTCTACATACTTTGACCCCACTACCTATAAATATGATGTTGCTATCGGTGGTATGCCTTTCATCTATGCCATTACTGATAACACTCCATACCGTAGGCAGACTGCAGAGTTTCGTACTCAGCGTGTGGACCAACTCCGTGACCCAGGCGAGCAGTCGCTTTCTGGTTCTGGCTACTGGATTAGAAGCCAATCATCATTTCATCTTGGTGCAGGCTCTACCTATCAGGAACCTATAATTGGCACGCTAGAAGAAGCACGCTTTCGTTTCTATGATTCAATAGGTATTAACCCTTGGACTCCTGGACAAATATCTTTGCTGCGTAGAACAGTATTACAAGAAGCAGCAACAGGAGATAGCCGTGTTTTTAATACGGTAATTGGTGGCGTTGAATATCTAATCTTGGTTAAGTACGCATCTACTGAGGCTGCTCGCGTGGTTCGCATTAGAGTAAGCGATTTAACAGAAACTACAATACTAACTAACACCGACATTACTGAAAGTATTATTGCTGTAACCATGGGCGGTAATGACCTAATGATGGTTACCCCCACCAAGGTTTGGCGCTATTCCTTTGATGCAACTTCCCCTGCTATACATCAGGATTATGCAATCAACACCGCCAATGCAGAGCAAGGCACCATTGGATATGTTAAGAATCGTTTTATATTGGCTTACCATGATACAGCCAAAAATACATTTGTTTATGAATTAAATAAAAACACTGGCTCATCCACAAACCTAAGCACTCTTACTGCAGTTAACGGTAGTACTACACTACCTACTTCATATACTTTTAGAGCCGTTGCTGAATCAGGTGCAGCAATCTATGTAGGTGGATTTTCTGGCAATCAAGGCAGTGTATTTAAAATAACTGTTGCTAATGATGGAACGCTAAATACAATGACTACTGTCATTTCGCTTCCTAATGATGAGCAGATTACTGGACTACTTGGCTACTTAGGAACCTATGTAATCCTTGGCACTAGCCAAGGCTTGCGTGTTGCTATTGCTAATGAGGTTGGCGATTTGTCCTATGGACCGCTTGTATTTAAAACCTCACTTGGTGTATTCAAAATGAGTGCTACTGGCTCATACATATATGCTGGAGTTGACTCTGGTATTGGTGGCTACTCTGGAATTTACCGAGTTGATTTAGGTCAACCACTGCAAAATGGTGGATATGCTTATGCAACTGATGTATATGCTGAAAGCGTAACAGGTAAAGTAGAAGGTGTAGCACTTACTATTACTGGTCGCTTAGCCTTCTGTGTTAACGGTGATGGCTTATTTATTGAACATGCTACAGAATTAGTTGAATCAGGTGAGTTAATAACAGGTATTATCCGTTATGAAACTCTTGAAAACAAAGCATGGAAGCGTATAAAACTACGCACCGAAGGAACATTGCAAGGTGATATTGATATTTTCCGCGTTGATAATGGAGTGGATTCAGCCTTTCGTACTGTAACTCAAGGAAGCACAGAGGACTATGACTATGACTTATCCTCCGTTTATGAGGATGTTAATGTTGAAGCGCAATTTAAGTTCCGCCTCAATCGTAACGATACGACTGCCACGACTGGCGCTATTATTTACGGTTACTCTGTTAAGGCTTTGCCTACTCCTACCCGCGCTCGTGTTGTTCAGTTTCCTGTCTTTTGTTTTGATTCCGAGCGTGACCGCCATAAAAACATTATGGGTTTCCCAGGTTATGCGCTCGGTAGACTCCAAGCCTTAGAACAAATGGAAGCACAAGGCGAAACAATCATCATCCAAGATTTTACTGCTGGTGGAGAACCAACGGAAGCAGTGATTGAGCAGGTAACTTTTACCCGCACAAGTCCATCTGATGGCGCTTTCTCAGGCTACGGTGGAATTCTCCAGATTACTGCTCGTACTGTCGTTTAAACATATAAGGATAAGAACATGACACCTGCTGATTGGGCTGGCTTAGCCGTAGCCATATTAACTTTAGTTGCTGGACTTGCTGGCGCTGTGCGCTGGATGGTCAAGCATTACCTATATGAATTAAGACCCAATGGTGGTTCTAGCCTTAAAGATAAAGTTAATTTACTAGAAGATAAAGTTGACCTATTAACTGATTTAGTTAAAGAACTATTGAGGAAATGAGCGATGACCAAACCCAAAGTTGCAAAGTCTGCCAGCCCTGCTGCATTGTCCATGCTACGCCAGGCGACTGCTCTTGCCCCCCTACGCAAGAAAGCCTCAGACGGTTTACTTCCTTCCACTGCACATTTGGCACTAAATCCTAACTCAGACCACAACACAGGTCTTGCGGTAGATTTAACCCATGACCCAAAGAACGGTATTGACTGTTCAGATATTTTTCAACGCCTCAAAGAAGATAACAGAGTTAGTTATCTCATATTCAATAGTAAGATTTGGTCACGCCAACATGCAAAGCAAGGTGACCGAAAGTATACGGGTCAAAATCCGCATACAAAACACCTCCATGTTTCTATCAGACCTGAGTACGCTGGCGATACCAGCCCTTGGTTTTGGTGGAAGAATCAACCAAGCCTAGCCAAGCAAATAGTGGCAGAAGCCATCGGTTCAGCACCTAAGAAAAAGCCTGCCAAGGCTGAAGTATTGGTATGTACTTGTTGCAAGGTACATGGTTTGGCAAACAAGAAAGGTAAATAAATGCTGGAACAACTAAAGCAAGTATCGCTAACCTGGTTCCGTGCTGCAGCATCTGCTGCAATCGCACTCTACCTCGCTGGTGAAACAGACATTAAAACACTAGGAGTGGCTGCCCTTGCGGGTTTCCTTGGTCCTGTGTTGAAGTGGTTGGACCCATCGGCTGCCGAATTCGGTAGAGTAAAATAACTTAATACTGTTTAAACAAAAGAACCCCCGCCGTCAAGAAATTTCTTGATGAGCGGGGGCTTTTTTGTTTTTGTCTGATAAGGAGTAGTACCACTACAACACTTCCCCAAGTGCTATAGCGTTTCAACTTTATCAAGCGGAGTTGGGGCTGTCAATTCAGCACCACATAAAGCACACTCTGCCTCAGTAAACCACAATGCAATCTCGCCATCCTCAAACATGCACGCGACTTTAAAAAGTTGAGAACCGCAAGGACATACATGAGTGGGAATACCACGATAACTGTGCTTTAATTGGCTTTGCTTCCGCTTACGCTTCAGCAAACTCATACACTTAGCCCGTTCTGCACGAACAGGAGTATACTGATTTTTTAATTACAACCTTGTAGTTCTCTCGGCGTGTCGCCGAATAGAGGAGTGAGGTACATATACACTCGCCCCTGCAAAGGAGAAATATGACACTTGAAGAAAAGACTGGGAAAGGCTATATCTCCCACAGTGCCATGAGTTCATGGCTTAATTGTGGCTGGGCATATTACCTGACCCGCATACAGAAAGTTGCTGAGAACCCATCCTACTGGCTTGTAGGTGGCAAATCTTTACATGAAGCGACAGAGATATACGACACAAATCCCGATAACTTTGACCCTACTGCAGTATTTACTGCACGATGGGAGGAGAACTATCGTCTTGCTGACAACGGCATGCCGTTCCGTGCTGGTGGCAGGGCTACTAAGGCGTATCCCAACAAAGAGGATGCATCATGGTGGTTGGAAAATGGACCCAAGATGGTGGATTTTTGGATTCAGTTCCGACAAGATAGTGGATACCAGCCATATCAATTATCAGGTGGTGAGTTCGCCATTGAAACTGAACTTAATGTAGAAATCGGTGGTGTATTAATGAAAGGATTTTTGGACCGACTTATGGTTTCACCTGCTGGTGAACTAATTGTTGTGGACATAAAGACTTCTAGTAAACCACCCGTTACCTATACACAACTAGGCACATACGCGATTATGTGCGAGAAGGCTATGGGTATTCGCCCTGTTAAGGGTGCTTACTTCATGGCTCGTACTGGTGAGTTAACTGAGCCAGTAGACTTAACACACTACACTGAAAAGCGTTTAGCCTCACAGGTTAAAGGCTTTAAGATTGCTGTTGACAACAACATATTCATACCGCAACCAGGATTTATGTGCGGTACATGTTCTGTTAATCATGCTTGCTATGCAGTAAATGGTTCCGAATCACATAAATACCCCGAACTAGGAGATACAGATGAGTGAGAACACACCAATCCAAATCAACTTCAAGACCAAGAAAGATGGCATGTTGATTAACCTTCGTGCTCAAGATGGTGCTGAACTTGATTTATTGCTTGACCAACTTACACAGCGCATTGCTGCGTTAGTTGACCTTGAGAAAACTGTTGAAGGTATGGCAGTTGTCAAGGATGCTTTTCCAAATTCAGTACCAATACAAGGTACCACTGCGGTACCACGCCCAACTCAAGCAGCACCTGCAGCAGGAGCGCCTGATTGTTCTTGTGGTAGTGGACCTATGCGCTTTGTACCAGCAGGTATTGCTAAGGCAACAGGTCGCCCATATAAGGCGTTCTACGCTTGCCCTAAGCCACAGGGACAGGCTTGCCAAAACAAAGTAACCGTATAGTTCATGCGCCTCTTATCTCGCGCTATTCGTACTGCATCAGCAGGGGGTGCAACACTGCCAACAGTGTGGCGCTCTCTGCTTGAGCAGCAAATAGCGTTTAGACGGGGCGAGGTGAGCATGATTGCTGGTCCTCCAGGGGCTGGTAAATCAACACTTGCTCTGTCACTTGCAGTGCATGTGCAAGTACCAACACTTTACATCTCGGCAGATACACACTCTCATACTATGAGTTTGCGTTTGCTTGCGATGTTAACTGGTAGGTCACAAGCAGAAGTTGAACCAATGATGGAAGCAGATAGGGAGTGGGCAGCACAAATGCTCAAGCCTGCTGACCACATCATGTGGGAGTTTGATTCAGCACCTACGCTTAAAGATATTGAGGATGCAATCCTTGCATCTCGTGAGCGACTTGGGAAAGATGTTGAACTTATCGTGCTTGATAATGCCGTAGATGTAACCCTTGATGGACAAGATGAGTGGGGCGGATTACGCACTCTCATGCGTGAACTCAAGTGGTGGGCTAGAGATACTGGCGCTGCTGTTGTTGTTTGCCACCATACAAGTGAAGGCGTTAATGGCAATCCTTGCCCACCACGCTCTGCACTGCATGGAAAAATTGCTCAGACTCCATCATTAATACTTACAGTTCATGGACAACTTGCATCAATGGGTGTCTGTGCTGTGAAGAACCGATATGGACCAGCCGATGCCAATGGCGCAACACCAGTATGGCTTGCTTATGACCCTGCAAGTATGCAGATTAAAGATTTAGTTGCACCGTAATGAAAGGAAATAAATGACAAAAGATACTAACTGGGAACTACGAGTAGTTGAAAACATGGGCGAAGTAGTAGGCTCAGTGGACAGCGAGGATGTAGTCGTGCCTACTAAGACACTGATTACAGATATGAAAGCGCAGTTAATGTTTATACCTAAGAATTTTACTTGGACAGTGGGATGGAGAACTTATGTTTGGCAGGAGAAAGAAACAGGGCGGTTCAAAGAACTCACCCAAGAACAACATGAAACACTTTTCAGTGGAGGAACTGTCAGTTACACCGAAGATGGTGGAGGAGGCGATACTCCAAGCAAAACTACCCGAAGTAATAAAGGAAGCACTGATAAATGAACTCCCAAACTTTGTGGAATTTGTTGATGAAACGACAAATAAAATCTTCAACCCTTCCGCCATCTGGTTTGAGTCAATCCAGTTTGCTGACTATGTGGCGCAACTTGCTACTCATCTCAGGGAAGAACACGGAGGAGAGTGCCGAGAAGAAATCGCAGGAAAGTTAATTATTATGTCGGAGAACTTTAAAGAGTTAGCCGAACACGCAATGAAAATTTTAGACAATTCAGAAAAGAGTATGAAACATGGCGCATAGTAATAAAGAAATGCTTTCCATTATTTGGTGCGACAATGGCACTACCGATGGCAAGTTTACTGAGGGCTTGGTTTATACACTGATACATGCAGCATCCGTTGGTGTGCCAGTTAACAATGCTGTTCGTGTTCAAGGTAATCAGATTGCCCGACAAAGACAAGCAGCCATTGAGATGTGGCAGCAGGTCAATACCGATTGGGCGCTGTGGGTTGATTCAGATATTGTCTTAACCAAAGAGATGTTAAAGAGTCTATGGGATGCTGCTGACAAGGTAGCCCGACCTATAGTAAGTGGTGTTTATTTCATCTCTAAGCAGATGGAAGGCTCACTCATGCAGCCTATGCCTTGTGTCTTTAATGAAACTGGCAATGAGTATGAGATTAGTTATCTTCATCCTCTACCTAAGAATCAGATAGTAAAGGTTGATAATGCAGGCATGGGTTTAGTGCTGATGCATAAGAGCGTACTCAAGGGTTTAAACGATAAGTTCCCTGACCAGTTTTGGTTTGGCGAGAACAACGAACGAGGAGAGAAATTTATCGGTGAAGATATTTCTTTCTTCCGAAAGGTAAAGGCTGCAGGCATACCTGTTCATGCCCATACTGGTGTACTTGCTAAACACATGAAACGATTTGCTTTTGATGAAGCCTATTACAACCTGTATTGGACAGCAGCAGCAGAAGCAGTAGAGAGGAGAGAACGCGATGCCAAGTCAGCAAGTAGCCAACAAGCGTAGAGGTGCTGCATGGGAAATAGACCTTGCTGATTTCTTTATGCAACAAGGTTTAAACGCACAGCGTTTACCTCGTGCTGGTCGTAATGACATTGGCGATGTGTTTGTTCCTGGAGTCAATGGTATCTATGTAGTGGAAGCCAAGGCTCCACGGCGGGATGGTCGCATTGATTTGAGTGGTTGGATTCGTGAGTCTGAGATTGAGGCAGAGAATTACCGTATTGCAAAGCGATTGACAGTTGCGCCTACACCATTGGTGATTATCAAGGCAAGCAACAAAGGGACAGGTGAAGCCTATGTCGTTCAGAAACTCAGTGATGTCCTCTCCAACCTCTAAACACAGCATAGTTAAAGTACTTGAGCATTACGGATTTGTAATTCCTCAGAATCGTGGAGGGTGGCAATCAATTCGTTGCGCTTTTCACAATGACCATGTGAAGTCGGCTCGTTTAAACATAGACAATGGTGGCTTCAGATGTTTTGCCTGCGACATGGCAGGAGATGTGTATTCATTAATCATGAAAAAAGAAGGAGTGGATTATGGCAAGGCTCTCAAAATCGCAGAGAGAATTACTGGCGAAAGCAACGGAGAACTACGCAACAAGCCTAGGAGAAGCGTTGCCTTACCTAATGAATCGCGGTATAACGGAGCAAACGGCGCGTATGTTCCGCCTCGGATTCGTGGCGAATCCTGAAGCAGGACATGAACCTTACCTCGGTAAGTTGGCTATCCCATACCTCACTCCATCGGGTGTGATTGATATTCGTTTCCGTAGTTTAAACAACGATAGCGGTCCGAAGTATCTATCAAGACCTGGAGCAAGCACACACATTTACAATGTTGATGCGCTTAGTAGTGATACAGATTTTCTTGTGATATGCGAGGGTGAATTAGACACCATCATCGCTACACAAGTTGGCTTCTCAGCAGTGGGATTGCCTGGGGCTAACAACTGGAAACCATTTTACTCTCGTGTTCTTGCAGACTGGGAAAAGATTATGTTGTTTTGTGATGGTGATAACGCAGGTAAAGAGATGGCAAAGACCCTCTCAAGAGAATTGGACAATGTATTCCCCGTGTTCATGCCTGATAACTGCGATGTTAACGATGTGTTCCTTACCGAAGGAGCAGAGGGACTACGAAAGCGAGTGGGTGTTTAAACAAGTGATTGTTAAACTGAGTCAAGAAGAAGTGCGGGTGTGTACCACACTGGCAGTAGAGCGTTGGCTCACCAAGTTTGGTTCCATTGATAGACCCAACTATGCAGCAGGTAAGAAGTTTGGAAAGTTAGAGCCTGAGATTCTTGCGAATATCAGAGCCAATGTTGCTGAGTGGGCAGTGGCTAGAGAATACAACTTGTCATGGTCAGTGCCTTGGTATCCCAATGAACTGCACTCTAGGCGCAAGAACATACCTGATGTGGGTGAGTTTGAAGTTAGAACCGTAAGGACTCAAAGTGCAATTCCTTTTTGGAAGAAGGATGTAGGCAGAACAATCTTCGGCGTTAAGATTTTAGATGAGGAGTATTATTCCATAGTTGAAATCTTTGGTTCATTTAAGGCTGATGATTTTATGATAGATGAATACGCCGATGCCTCAATAGATGGCTGGCGCGTACCTATTGAATTGATTACAGGTGGCATTGATGGATAGCCAAGACAAAGTTTGGGAAACTATTTATGGTGTGGCTAGGCAGGTGGCAACCCGTGCTAATCGCATACACCGTGGACTTGTAACTGCTGATGATTTATACCAGCACCTTTCATTGTGGGCATTAGAACACTGGCACAAGATAGAACAATGGAGTGCAGAGGAAAGTCTAAAGTTTAAACTGCGTAAGACTTTCTATAATGAAGCACAGAAGTATGTAGCCAAAGAGCGCTCGCATCTATCTCGCGCACCAATCAATGATAGTTTTTACTACACACATGAGGTGTTGCATGAACTATTGCGTGATGTATGGACACACCAAGGCTGGACAGATACTCCTGATATGAGCAATGAGTACATAAGTCGTAGCACTAAGCCATCCGAAGGTGGCAATCGCATTGCACTTTTGTCAGATATTGCTGCAGGCTTGGACCGTTTAAACAAGACAGACAAAGACTTACTTCGTATGCGCTATGCCAATGGCGGTATGGAGTTTGGTGCCCTTGGTGAAACTTATGGAACTACTGAGGAAGCCATGCGTAAGCGTGTTAAACGGGCACTGAATAAGTTGCAAGACAGATTAGGTGGAGAGGCACCAGTGTGGCGTGGGCGCAGGCGCGTTCGCTCCAATGCTGAATCAAGAGCGATGATTAGAAATCAGGAGGAGCAAGAGTGATTTACCTTTGGTATTGGTACAACCGTTTGAAGTGTTTGTTTGGCTTTCACTTTTGGATTGGCACACTAGCAGGCGATAATTTTGACGACCCAGTTGATTACTATTGGTGTATGAACTGTCATAAAGAGCAGAAGGAAAGTCCATATAAGGAGGATAAATGATTATCGGATTGAGCGGGTACGCTCGCAGTGGTAAGGATACAGTTGCAGAACTACTGGTACTTAACTATGGGTTTAAACGCATAGCGTTTGCTGATGGTATTCGTGAAGCATTACTTGCATTGAATCCTATTCTTCATGATGGTATGCGTTTAAACGAGGTAGTACAAATGTATGGTTGGGATGTTGCCAAGTCTAAAGATGAGGTGCGCCGTTTGCTTCAAGTTATGGGTACCGAAGTTGGTCGCAAGTTAATTCATGAAGATGTTTGGGTGTGGCGTTTGTTGAATCAGGTTGCCACTGGTGAGCGCATTGTTATACCCGATGTTCGCTTCCCTAACGAAGCACGCATGATTGAGAATCAAGATGGGGAAGTGTGGCGTATAAACAGACACAACCATGGCGCAGTCAATGACCATATCAGTGAACGCGCTTTGGATAACCACATGTTTAAACGAGTCCTCTATAACGATGGAACTCTTGATGATTTATCTGATGAAGTATTCATGCTAATGCACAATGTGTTTAAACTATGAGCGACCCACAGATAGATAAGTTTGTTAGCAAGATTGAAGATGCAAAGATACCTGAGAAAGATGAGTGGTGTAAAGGTTTAAACGCTGGACTTGATTGGGCTATTCGTATTATTACTGGCGATAAATCTGCTTCATAAATAAACAAGCACCGCCTTCGGGACTGGTACCTAAGCGGTGCTTGCTGTTCTAGTTTAACTTAATTTCCTCTGTCTTTCAACTGCGGGTCAATCAATGCCCAACCTCTCCTTCTGCGTTCTTTATCACGCATCACTGGGGTCATGCCACCCCATATACCGTAGCGTTCGTGGGCTAATCCCCACTCGGCACATGCCTCAATGACTGGACAACCACCACAGATTCGCTCTCGTATGTAGCGCTCCTGTTCAGGGGTAAACTTATCCGTTAGAGGATAAAAGTTTTCCGTTGGTACGCCAGCACACTTGGCACCTTTAAAGTTGTTTGGATTGTACACAAGTGTGTAGTACCTACGCCCACGCGTTTCTACTGCGTTGCGTATCTTATGAAATTTTGGTCGTATTTGAATAACCTGTCGCATTTAGATACTCCATAACTGAGGCAACCAGTATGTCAACGCGTACTGGTCTAGTGATAATTGGGTCAGTGGCTATCTCTGCGTTGAAGGTAAGCCCACTGAGTATGAGATGCTTTTGTAATCCTTGTAATAGTTCTTGGTATTCTTGCATTAGTACCAACCCCTTGAGATGTTGCTACCTAGTGCCTTGCAGATATTTCCGCCATACTTGCGCTGAATATATGCAAGTCCTGCCTCCACTTGAACGAAGCCATTGTCGGTGCGTTTAAACCCCACAAGTTTCCATGTTGATGGCATGAACTGGGCAATTCCGTATGCTCCACTCTCACGATTTAATGCTCGTGGATTCCAGTTTGATTCTCGCATCCATAGTGTGTAAAGACATGACCATTGCTCCAGTTTGCCCATCTGTGTGAGCATGTCTACTGCGTAGCGTTGGTATTCGTTCTCATAGAAAGCAATCACCGTGCCTGCCACTCCATCACTGGCTGGTGTGATAGGCACATGTGATTTGTCAAAGAACCTGTCGTCTATTGCCACACTTGCGGTAACAATGAGGAAGATGGCGACCAATCGTTTAAACATTATGCGACCAATTCTTCCTTGGCGCTGATGTTTTGTATCAGGGTCAGTAGGTAATCAGGGATGTCGGTATCGTAGCCTTCATCATCTGACTTGCCAACGATTACTATGTTGCCTACCAAGTGAGGCGTGTTGCCAAAGAGAAACGAAATAGCACTGCCTAGTGGATTCATGGCAGAGCCCTTAAGCAATCCCTCATCATCCACATAAGCGCATCCCACTTGTCTGCCATTGTAATCGTATAAACGAACCGCATCAATAACTCCTTGTACGGCTGTTTGATAATCGGAAAGTTGTTTAAACAATCTTTCCTCATGTGTTCCATCAGGGCGTATTACTACACCTTTGGCTTGCTTGTGTTCGCTCATACTTTCACCTTCTCCTTATGTTCGTCTTTGATGTGGCGTATTAGACTTTGATAAGCCATACCATTTCGCAGTTGCCACTCTTTACTGCATACTGGACAGATGATTAACCTCATGAGTTTAATCCTTCCATCATTTGATTAAGTTCTGCATAGGATAATTTACTGCTGAGCCATTTGCAACCATCTTTGGTCTGCGAGTTTTCAAGTCCAGCAATTCTTACCCAATCACGATAAGGCTTTACACCTCGGTATGCCTTCATGAAAATTGTGGCTGATAGATACAGTGGATAATCATTGTTAATCCATAGCGCACAGTTCCATGTTTCGTAGTTTTTCCAACCCTCATAAGTGCCTTGCTTAGTGCCTTGTTTGGTAGGCATTTTTTTCCTCCAGTCTTTGTAGTTGTTCCTTTAGTTTTGCGATGCGTTGTTCCTTGGTCGGGTTATTGTCCAGCCCTAACTTGGCACACTCATCACGATATAGTTCTTGGTATTGCTTGCGGTGCAAGTCTACCAATCTGCGTATGGCTTTTGTTTGAGCAGTTGCGTGTGTTATTTTTTTTGGTGATTCACTCATGTTTAAACACGCTCCTTGTAGCAGCCATTGCATACCTGATACTTAACGGTTTCTCCGTTAGTCATGACTCCTATGTATGAGTCCGTTGCTTGCTTGTCTAAACACCACGCACATGAACCATGCGTAGTTCCGTATACCTTATCAAGTGTCGTCATTAGAACGGTCTTTCTACTGAGTTCTCAAGTTTCTTAGTGAGTTCTAAGTTACGCTTGCGTAGGTATATGTTGTATTTGTTTAAACGAGCGTTGTCTTTAATGGCTAAAGCCAGCACGATTAATGCACTGGTAAGTGCAATGATGATGCCGATGATTTCTCCAGTCGCTAAATACATTTGTCTATCCTTTCTTATTGGCTATTAGTTGTTTGTATTTTTGAAACCCTGACTCATTGAGAAGTAACCCCGCCTCTGTGAGTAGATGGTTGTAGATAAGTTCAAAGTCCTCGCGGTAGAGTTCTCTGACTATGCGCGTTGCTTTTTGATGGCAATGCGTGCGCTTTGCTTGTATCTTTTGTGCTTCTGTCATTTGTTTTGTCATGGCATAAGTTTCTCATACTCGTTATCTTAAAGTCAACAATGTTAAGCAGAAAAAATAAAAATAATTTTCGTGTTGTTTAAACAATTTAATATCTGAAGATAAGGTCTGGCGGCGTGTCGTTTAAACACATAACAATAAGTTCCAGCCTTCGGCGGCGGTGGTGGTGGGTACGGCGGCGGTGGCGGCAAATACTTGTGTTGTTTAAACACGGTGAGCATTATGTACTTCAGTACATACATTAAAAAACCCCCGCCGAAGCGGGGGCTGTTTAAACAGTAGAGAGTTGCTAGTACCTGTACAGAACTAGAAGTTCAGTTCGTCTTTATCCTCCCACCAGCGTGCATACTTATCTGCTCGGCGTTGATTGTATTTGCCATGATAATCAAGTTCGGTTGCATAAGCACGCGGTGCAGTCGTTACCGTGTCGTATTCGTTCCACCAGTTCCCACCGTAGCCATAGTAGCGAGGCTCAGGCTTGCTCGGTTTGAAAGTTTGGTACTCAATGATTGCGCCATCGCGTACCTTGAAGTACTCACCCTCGGCTGCATCATGGAACCAATCAATCTCTGAATCGGTCATGATTGCAGCGTTCTCCACGGTTTCTTTGGTAGAACCGTAGAACAGGGAGCCATGGCTAGATTGCCCTATCCATAGCGGTGATGAATTGACACGGGCTAAGTGCAGTGAGCGCGGGTCGTGTTGAGTAACCCATGCAAGGGCTGCGGTGCCATAGAGTTGGGTCAAGATTTCCCATGGCTTGTCTTTGCTGAAAGCAATGAGAGCAGCAGCAGCCTCGCTATCTACTTGTCCAAGACGAGGCACACCTAGTTGTTTAAACAATTCGGTATCGTTGCTGATGTGTCCGTTGTGAGTGAGTACGATTTTACCGCGTGGGATTGGGTGGTTGTTACTTGCAACAGTTGGCGAGCCTTGGGTTGCAAAGCGCGTGTGCAAGATGGCAGTCGTTGCGCCATCGCAAAGATTAGCGCCTGCCTTTGGCACGAACTTGCTGGCACTGGTTGCTGCCTTGCTGATAACGCGCCTACCGTTGCGTGGGTTTATCCATGCAGCGCCCGTTGCATCCATGCCACGGTGTTCTATGTCGTATAGCATCTGCCCTGCGAGGTCGCTAGTGCTGATGCGTGAGTAATGCTTAGCGTTTAAACAATATCCTGCTATTCCACACATATTCTATTCTCCAGTCTTTTAGTTGGTTAGTTGTCCAAGTATATCATATCGGCTACTGCTCACAACCTTTGCATGAAGGTCGCAAGCAGTCGCCACAAATGACGGTGTTGTTTAAACAATCATCATTTTCAGTCATCTTTTTATTCGTTTCTGCCACTGATTCGTGCCTTGTATAGCGCCCATAAGAGCAGCACTACCAATAGCATCGCGGTGCCATTGAGGTATTCGTACTCCATGTTTAAACACCTACCTTTGTGATGGTGATTTTTTGCTGGTTGTTTTCTAGCGCTGCTTTGATTTGGGCAAGTTCTGCCAAGTCTTTGGCTTTGCTCGTGCTGAGATAGTTGCCTGCCTTGCTGTAGATATAGAACTCAATCATGGTTCCAGTCCTTTCGTTTAAACACTCACGGTATTTCCGTGGTGTTCGTGCCTGCTGAGGGGATTGCACCCTCACTTGCCCACTAGGGGCAGGCTGCCCTGCTATCTATTAAGACCCTCTGCGCGGTTCTTGAGCCAATCGCCCGTTGAGGCGTTTAAACTGCCTAGACCTACCAAGGCATCTAGCAATATGTGGCACTCATTAACGCTGCGATAGATTCCACGCTCATGGCTCCATGGGCTGATTCCCGTCATGTCTAGGGCGTTTAAACCCTTGTTAGCGGTTGCATCTATGAAAGCGCTGATGAATTGGCTCCATGCGATTGCTTTTACACCGTTCAAGGTGCCTTGGTGCAGGCGTGCCTCCACGGTGCCATGGCGGTGCATAGATTCTAGATTGAGGCTGACATAGCGGTTTTGGTTCCATGCGCCTCTGCTGCCATTGCTGCTATAAATTGCCTGCTCCGTGGCATGTGCCTCGCCTAGAACTTTGCAATAGCGATTGTTTAAACGGGATGGTGCAACTAGCGCTGCAATCGCGTGATGCGCTGCGTACCAATTCAAAACTAGATTGGCGAGATTGGCAGCAGGCGTGCGGAAAGACTCGGGTGTTGCCAAGGATTGGATTCCAATGTGGACATGGAAACCCGTGGCACGGTCTACCCGTGCGCCATCTGCTTTGAGCGCTTTGGTTACTTTGTGCGCCTCATTAAGGCGATTGGTGGTGAGTATTGGCGAGATGACCTCTGCGCCATTTTGCACGCTGCCATCATATTTTGATGACCATGTGCCATCGCCTGCATCGCAATCAATGCCTGCATTGTTTAAACTGCGCGATGCCATTTGAGGGCTCAAGCCTTGAATTTCAAACTCCATGCCAAAAGTGATGCTCATGATTATTTGACCTCTTTCATGGCTTGATTGCATGCAGGGCAGATTGGGCTGCCATAGGTGATAAGTGTGGAGCGGGAGATTCTTGCAATATAACCGTCTACCTCGCAAAGAACTTTGCGTAGACGGGTGGTCTGCTTTGGTTTTGCAACCTCTGCAACCGTGATGCCTTGAGTCATTTTCTTGCCTCCAGTCTGAGTGTGGCGCGGTGCCACGGTCTGATTGTTGCATCTTTGGCGTTTAAACTCAAGCATCTCAAAAGTCATTATTTGACGCT